AATTCGTGGACTAGGTTTAGATCACATAGTAATAGATGAAGCCGCGGATGTATCACAACTAGATGAAGTGTGGAATGCAGTACTAAGACCTACACTATCAGATAGACAAGGCACAGCACTTATTATTAGTTCACCAAAAGGCAGAGGTTCATTATACGATCTATATCAAAATGAAAAGCGTTTAGAAGATTGGAAGAGTTGGCAATATACCACTATACAAGGTGGTAATGTAAGTGCAGAAGAAATAGAAGCCGCCAAAAGAGATATGGATGAACGCACATTCAAACAAGAATACTTAGCACAATGGGTAGACTACTCAGGACTTATATACTATGCATATGGCGATCATAACATACTACAACGACCTGATATGCTTAAAGATCCAGGCACAATGCTACACATAGGCATTGACTTCAACATAGATCCTGGATGTGCTGTAATAGCCGTTAAGACACAATTAGGCTTACACATCATAGATGAACTAGAAATATACGGTACTAACACACAAGAGATGTGTGCAGAAATACAACGCAAATACAAGAACAGGCGTGCCATAGTGTATCCAGATGCCTCAGGTGCACAACGCAGAACAAGTGCAGGAGGTATTACGGATCATATAATACTGTCTAACGCAGGCTTTCAACTTAAAGTAGGTGCAGTTAACCCTGCTGTAAAGGATAGAATAGCCGCAGTAAATAGTGTGCTAAAAGAAGACAATATTCGGTTGACAATTGATCCTAATTGTGTTAAAGTAATAAACGGACTTAGCAAACATGTGTACAAAGAAGGCACTAGGCAACCAGAGAAAGATTCAGGACTAGATCACTTCAATGATGCACTAGGATATATGGTCAATCACCTATTCCCATTAAACATCAAACCCATAACTAATCATCAAAGTCCAGTAGGACAAAGAATAAGGAGAAAAATATGAAAATACCAGATAATTGGAAAACAGAAAGCACTCACAAAACAAACACATTGAACACATTGGCACTTATAGGTATAAGTCTTATGTGGGGTCATATGTTAGATCTAATATCATTATGGTGGATGCCATTAACTGTGCTAACACTTATAGCCGCATATGGTAGTGAGATCAATAAAAGGAATTCATAATGAGTACTAGAAAAGGATTTGAAAAGTTAAGTGAGCAGAAAGCACACAACAAAGAAACACATCCTGAACGAGGCACTAGGCGTTATGCACAGAATGAAAAGATTATAAACAATAACCCTGTGTTGAAGAAAGCCAGAGATATATCACAAGGCTTCTCTCCTAGTAGTACTATAAGCACAGGTGCTGATGTTAGTCAACAATACAAAGACAACTATGATAAAATAGATTTCAAAGGTGTTAGACTAGAAAAGAAAGGATACCGTGTTAAAGTAAACGGTGTGTATCAAGACGAGCAAGACAATGACTAATCAATGGCACGGAGGCAAAGGCTCTGCTCCACGCAAGTCAAATGATCAACAAGCATATGAGGATAATTGGGAAAAGATATTTGGCAAAAAGAAGAAACAGCCAGATCACCCAGATTATGACCCTGCTGACACCGAATGGGAAGACTTAGCAGATGACTAAGTTCACTTACCGTCCACTACCTAAAGGAATAACCATAGGTAACAGTAACATACAAGGCTTAGGATTGTTTGCCACAGATGTGTTTGCTCCTAATAAAATACTAGGCATAAGTCACCACATAGTTGATTATGAGATTATAAGAACACCACTAGGCGGCTTTCTTAACCACGCAAACAAACCTAACTGTGAACTAGTAGAGAATGGTAACACATACATCTTGAGAACACTGCGAAACATACTTCCCAAAGAAGAACTCACAGTAAAGTATAGCATAGAACAATGATAACATCAACATATAGAATATACTGGTACCCCACTGGTGAAACAGAACTTGCACACAAAGAATATACATGGCGTAACCCTACTAGAGAGTTATCAGAACAGTATGCAGAGTATTATGCTGGTAAAGTAGGCGGAGCAGGGTTTGAACTAATCCGTGAGGTAAAGAAGAAATGAAAACATTTAAAACATTACAAGACATGGATAGAGAAGACGGTATTACCACATTCACAGAAGAACTAGGTCAACATCCAGGTAGAGATTTGTTTCTCAAATTCATTAAAGCCTACCAAGATCTAGATGATATGAGCAAAGCACAACACAAATTAGCCAACAGTCAACTATATATAGACTACTGTGATGCACAAAAGTATGGTATACAAGTGTATAACTACCGTTCTAATGGTGGTTTAGACCCATTAGCACCTTAAAGTGTCATAAAATTATCTATTATAGATAAATACTCTATGTTAACAATTCACCTGCGACCGGCAAAGCAGGCGCTTATTCACTATATAGGAATATTATATGGCCGCACCCTTTAATTATTACGATTATATCACAGGTTCCCATGAACTATATCAAAGATACGCAGACGATTGGAAATTGGCTGTTCGTTCATACTGGGGCGGTGTAGAATACAGAGATGCACAATACTTAAGATCATATGCAATTGATCAAAGCACACCTAGTGATACTATTAGAACATACGATGAGAAAGACGGTGTAGTAACAGGTAGTTACACCACAGAAGTAGTTAGACCAGTAAATACACAACAAGAAGCAGACACAGGCAATTCAAGTTATGTTGGTTCTTTCTATGACGAGAAAGTAAACAATGTACCAGTATTACCATATACTAGACTGTATGTAAGCGAATACAACGCAATATTATTTAGATCACCTCCAGTGCGTAACCTTCCAGATGAAGAAGATATTACAGAGTTCATGAGTAACTGTGATGGAGAAGGAAATTCATTAAATGAATTTATGAGCATGGTAGACACATACTCAACTGTTTATGGTGTTGTATGGGTAAGTTGCTTAAAATTAGCAGGTGCTGATTATCCTAGATGGAGAATGCACTCACCATTAGATGTACTCAATTGGAAGTATGGATATGATGGTAACGGCGATTTACAATTAAAGAGCATAGTTATTAGAATATCAGAAGATCCAAGTGTACAAATACTGCAACATATAACAGCAGACACAATTGAAACAATCTTTATGCCTCTAACAGAAGATGATATAGATGTACCAGAAGGTGCTGAATATATAATTGATCCAGAAGCAGAAGATGAAGACAAAGGATTCTACAGAACAGTTCAAGCAAACCCGCTTGGATACCCACCTGTAAGTCCCATATATCAGAGCACCAAGATCTACAATGGGATAGGTCACACGCCGGTCTTTGATATAGCTCAAATACAACGCTCCATATATGGAGACTACGGGGAAATATACAGTAGCATATCGTACGGTGCTCATCCTGTAACAGTTGTAGATGAAACAACATTAACACAAAATGACTTCAATGTTGGAGCTGAGCCTGGTTCTGTAATTCAAGTACAGAATAGTCTCAATGGGCAACCTAACTATATCTTTGAATTTAAGTCACCACCTCTAGACAGTATACAAGAGTTGCGTGAACTTATTGATCAAAAGATCAGTAAAATGAACGAGTTAGCAATGATTAGATCAGAAGAACTAATCAAAGCAAGTCGATCAGGTGTACAACTTGAACAGTACGACAGCAAGTTAGAAGCAATGATACGCAAGAAAGCAACATCACTAGAAAACGCAGAAGCTAATGTATTATGGCCTATGTGGTTTGATTGGCAAGGTATCAGTATGCCAGATGATTTAACAGTATCATATAATAGACTGTATAACCAAAAAGGTTTAGAAAACGAATTAGCAGAGCTGGACAAATTACTACTCACTTATGAAAGATTTGAAAAAGTATTTGGTCCAGACGACTATGAAGATGAACCACAAGAGTTCGCCACAGAAGAAGAAGCAGAAGCAATGGCACAAGCATTAGGCGGATCAGGAACACATAGTCATACAGATGAGCAAGGCATAACTATATACATGCCGTTCCAGACTCACGAAGAATACGAATTAAGAGTAGCAATGGCTAAGTCAGAAGATGCTGACTTTGGACCAGGGCTCAAACACAAGATACAAGAGCGTTTAACACAATTGGTTGAAGGCTCTTATACGAACAATAGTCTTTAAAAGGACAAGTTGTACAGGTAGGAGTACCATAAGTAGGTGCCCTTAAGAAAATTACGCTCACTCAAGCGATAACTAGGAGATAGAAAATGGAAGCAGATTCCACAAATACAGTTGAACATACTGAACAAAGTGTTCCGGTAACAGATTCCGCAAATAGCGTCGACAATATGGAAAC